CGGAGGAGTAATGCAATGGCACTACGAAACAAGAACTGGAACAGAAATATACGCAGTTGTGCCAAGAGACACAGAACCAACGGGATTGATCAACATGTCAGATGTATTGGATAAAATAAAAAACATCTTGGAATGGAACAACCTGGACAGTGACGATCCTGTTGCCAGTTTTCCCGCAGACGGCTTGTATGCCGTCCGCATTCCCGCCAGCCGAGATCTGCCGGGACGGAATTCCTGGATACAACTTAGACTGGCCATTGCTGGCCTCGATCATCGCTCGTGGTATCAGGAATACGGCGTGGAAGCTCCGGACGAGATCGCGCAGGCAAGGTTGTCGGTCAAGGAATTACTGGGGTGTGCACCATGACTGTTACGCGCCCCACGGGGCCCTATCTGGTCACTCTGCAGGCGCAGGCTGGATATGTGGCCACCATCAGCGTCGAGGCCCGCGAAAGGGCCCATGCGATGGCCTCAGCAATAGAACTGGCAGGGGTGGGGCAAGGCGCCCTGGTGCTCCGGTGCTGTCGCGTGGGGGAGTGGTAGGGGTTGCGATCGATTGAATGCCCCTGGGAGACCGGGGGCTTTCTCGTGTGTTGGCGGTTTGTTGGCGGTTGTTGGCTGCCAGCCAACATTGAGATCCGTTGCGCTGCAAGGGATTTGGGCGAATGTTGGCTTTGTTGGCTGTGTTGGCTGTAAAAATCAAAAAACAGGGTTTTGTGTATCACCGTGTTACAGAACAGGTGAAAAACGGGAGAAGGCTCAAAACCAGCCAACATAGCCAACAAATAATTATGTAAGTAATTAAAAGTATTGGTATTAAAGGGATTTAAGGGTTTTAGGGGCAGCCAACATTCAGCCAACATTCAGCCAACATTGCCAACATTGCCAACATTCCCGCCGCAGGCGGTAGCCTGCCCTCGGTCGGCCCTGGGTGCCATGGGGTAGGAGTTGGGGCCGGCCACCCTATTGCGGGCGATGTGTGCCACCATGGGAGCCACCACCCCAGGATCGATCGCATGGCCCTGCAGCCCCATCAGATCCGAGTCTTGGCGGAGAAGGACGAGCTGGACCAGCGACTGCAGCGGCTGGTGGCCTTCATGAACACCGCCACCTTCACCGAGCTGTCAGAGGCTGAGCAGGCACGCATGAGGCGCCAGCAAGATCTGATGGCCGAGCTGTCGGCAATCCTTGGCGAACGGATTGACGCATTCAGCGCCTAGGTGTGCCATAGTGGGCGGGTGATCACAGAAGGGCCGCGAAAGGCTGCTGTGGTCTCAACCCCCCCTGGTTCTTTTGCTCGGAACCCGCCAAACTCAGATTCCCCTCACCGCTTGCCGGCGGTGTGGGGTTTTTTATTTGGCGGGATGATTGACGGAGGGAACGAAACCCATTACAATTGGGGACAACGACAGCCCACCTCATGGAAGATGTCATCCAGGCCTTTAACGCCTACCGCGACAGCAAAACTGAAGATGAGTGGTTCGAGCTTATGGAGACTGATCCCAAACTCGGCGCCCTGCTCGACGCCTTGACCGACCTGGCGGATGACTGATCCATCCACCGCACGCACGCGGGCCTACAGGGCCCGTCAGAGGCTGGGGGAGGCATGGGTGCCCCCAGCCTGCTCAGCATGCGGCGCAGCCTGCCGTGGGGCGCTCTGCTGGCGGTGCCGGGCCAAGACTCCTGAAGGGCAGCAGCGAAACCGAGAGGCAGTCGCCAAGCATCGCAAGCGGAAAGGTTGACATATTTCTTGATCATGGCCATGTTGGCGGGTTACAGCACACCACCCCATGGCGCGGCAGCTACAGCTCAACCCCTACGGACCCAATCAGGAGAGGCGACCTGAGGGTACGAGGGGGAAGGCGCCCCGGTATCCCCTGGCCATGGCGGCCGTAGGGGATTGGTTCGTGGTGGAGACGCCAGGGGATGCCCGATCGGTGAGGCAGTGCGCAGGAAGGCTCAGGGATCTCCATGGGAAGCGGTTCTCCCTGCTTCGCACCACTGGCCCGGCTGGTGAGCGATACTGGGTCTGTACTCGCGTGAAATAAGGGATACTAATGGCTAACGCGCCGGGAATAAATATATTCTGCGATGTGAGCGAGATCTACGCTACAGCTCAGAATTTCCGCGTCTTGCCTAGACAGCTGCCCATGATCGTTGGACGGGCGATGACCATGGGCGCCAAAGCCTCTAAGGAAAAGATTCGTAACAACATCTTCCCGTTGATTCAGGGTGGACCAACCCAATGGACGAAACGTGGATTGATTGTGAAGTATGCAACTCCCGTGGATCTGCGTGTGCAAGTTGGTTTTAATTATGGTGAAGGAAAGTTTGAGGATACAGAATTCACCCGTAAAGGATTTGGTATACCCTCTGGTCGTTATATGGGAATTAACGCTAGAGGCGGGCCAAGGCGGCCTAAGTCTACAGAACTTCAGCTCAGGCGATCGGGAACTATTGGAGGAAATAAATTCATCGTGCCAAACAAGAATTTGCGCGAGATAGATAAACATGGCAACTTACCGGGTCCAATATACACTCAAATTGGCTCGCGTATTCGTGGGTTATCTACACCGGGATCAACTCAGAACGCGCCGTACGGGCCTGGGTCGCGGGGACGCACGGCGAAGAAACGGGCAGCGGCTGACTACTTCGTGATGCGATACACTGGCGGCTATCCTGCTGGCCCACGCGAGTTGGGTGCTGAGCCTGTATTCATTGCAAAACGTGAAGGATTAGGTAGAGGAAAGAAACGTGGATTTTCTGTAGCCTTGTGGATAGTTAATCAGCCTATGTATAAGCCAAGGTTTCCCATCAAGAGGACAGCGCTTGCAGAGTTTGACAGGGTGTTTGAAATAGAGTTTGGCAAGGGAGTTGCTAGCTCAAGGGCATGGCTTGCAAGGCGCGGAATCAAACCGTGATTTGAGATAAGAATACCGTTGCAATATTTTTGCGCTTGCATTCTATATAAACAGTGATTAGGCTACTATAGCGGTTAGCTCCAATCGTAAAGATTTTGTATACTGTATGCAAATTTTTGGGTCCTTCCAGGCTAGACGTGGTGTGGGTATATTCGAACCTCGGCAAAAATGCTCATACTAATACTCTAGCGAGTGTGATGTGGTCAGCGGGCAACCGGTCATCCTAGCGCATCCCTTCCATGATTTGGCTGCGTCACATAGACTGTGTCACGCTTTGATGTGACTCCACCCTGTGACAGCCCCCAGCACGCAAGGGCTCATAACGCCAACCGAGGCAAGACGGATCCTCAAATGCCACCAACAGCAGCTCTACAGAGCAATGGATGCCGGGTCAATCCGGTTCAAAGAGGTGAATGGCAACCGGATGGTATTCCGGGAAGGTTTGGAACAGGCATGGGAGGACCGCTCCCGTCGCCGGGTGCAGGCCCCCACCAGCGAGGCAGGCAAAGCCCGCGCCAAGGAGCGGCGGCCACCACCACCGGAACGAACAGAGCAGGATTGGCCGGATCCACCCGGCGAAGGCGCCGACTGCCTCCCCAGGAGGCCCTACAAAACCCCAAACCTCGAAGAAGAAAGGGCATGGAAGGAATGGGAGCTTAAATACAAGGCGCGAAGAGATAATTTAGTTGCCGACCGGAAATTGGTTTACAGAGAAGACATAAAAGCGGCATTTAGTGGTGTTTTGGCAGAGCTATTAAACCGTGCGCATGAAGTAGGACTTCAAATCAAACTGCAAATGCCGCAACTAACCACAGAAGAGATTTATGTCATAGACAAAGTGGTGCTCAGCATGTTTGAGGAGGTGTCAAACCTCGACTATGAAAGCTTAGGCCGTGATCAGTAGAGACGTTCCTGCCCTTGCAAGGGAATTTGCCAGCCTACTTAAACCAAGGCCACCGATTAGCGCCTTGGATTATGCCGAAGAGCATTTCTATGTCACTGGTGGCGAGACCACCATGCGGTGGATAACCAGGCCTTATCAGCGTGATTGGTTTTTGGCGGTTTCAGACCCAAATGTGCAGTGTATTGTTTGCAAAAAACCTGCAAGAATCGGATGGAGCGAGTTTGTGAAATTTGTCATTCAATGGTTTGTTGATTGGAAACGCAAAAAAATACTTGTTGTTCACCCAACGGCTTCGGATTCCGAGATGTTCGTCAGTGAGCACATAGACGAAGGCCTATTCCATCCACTGAAAGCACCACCAAGACTTAGAGATCTATTTGATTATTCCGGCAGCAAAAAAGCGCTACCCAATAACAAAGACTTAAAAGTAGCCAAAAACGGCGCTCTGGTTCAGTTTGTCAACGCGGGTTCTCCCAGTTCAGCCCGTGGCGTAAACCGGCCGGTGGTACTAATGGAAGAAGTGTCAGGTTGGTATGAGATCAACGAAGGAAGCGCACTTGAGAACTATAAAAGACGAGCGGATACGTCTGTTAGTCCATTCTATACAATAGGTGCAACCCCTGTTCACGTTGGAGACCACATTGAAGTGGCCTTCTTGATGGGCGATCAACAGTACAGATATTATCCCTGTCCGCATTGCGGCAATTATGACGAACTAATGACCCGTGATGCTTGGAAAAGATTCATCACAGAGGGCGAGCATGCCGGCAAGAAGCGGTGCAGCCATTGTGAAGAGTTGATTGAATATAAGCATTTGCGGTGGATGGATGAAAACGCAGGATGGGCGTGTCCACTGGGTTTGGACCGCACAAATCAGGTCTTGGATGATGAGGGCCAGCCCATCTGGCGGTCACAGCAACATGGCCCCGGCCAGAGCTACCACACTGGGCAAAAGTGGACAAATATAGCCAGGGAACATCGAATTGCAAAGGAAGAACTACGGAAGGGCAGGCCAGAAAGAATGATGTCATTCCACATGACGATGAAAGGTGTTGCATGGGAACCGGCCTTTGCCGCTCAGATCACAGCCACTGGCCTGGCCAAACGCCAGCTTGACGAGCAAGCCGGCAACAACTACCCCCCCGAGGACTCAGTCTGGGAGGCCCCGCGTGGAGTCTTGGCGGTCACGATCGGTGTAGATACCCAGGGCGGTGGTGGAGGAACCATTGGCGAGGGGTTTGCGGTTCACGTCTGGGGTTGGGGAGCGGGCTGGGAAAGCTGGCACCTGGCTCAGTACGAGATCAGCGGCGACCCACGCCAGACTTCAACCCTTGATCAATTGGACGCAATCATGGCGGCCGTGTGGCACCGTGAGGATGGGGCCAGACTGACCGCCATGATGGGAGGAGTTGACGAGGGCGGGCATGCTACGGAGGAGGTAAGACGCTGGTGCGATGCGCGCATCGGGAAATGGGCCCCAGTCAGAGGAATCTCAAAAGAAAATTATCCAATTCTTAGCAAGGGAACGCCGGTTGACTTTGACGCAAAAAACAAACCAAAAGGAAAAGTTGGAAAAGATACCTTGATGTACGGCGTTGGCTACGAGGCGTCTGTCAACCTCTGGGCCGCTCAGCTCGAAGTGAAGTCTCCGGGCCCTGGGTACGTGCACCTAGGGCGTGCCGCTAACGAGCAGACCCTGAACGAGCTGTTCCCCTGGAAGCGTGCGCTCCGCTCTGCCCGCTCAACCCGCGCCAGCTGGGTGCTACCCGCCGGCAGCCGCGACGAGGCGGGAGACTGCAGGCGCTACGCCTACGCAGCCCTCGGCCTGATCACCAGGCGCTACGCCCGCCCTGACGTGATGTGGGCGGACCTGGAGCGGAAGGCGCTGGAGACGATTGACTCTGGCGGCGACAAAAAGGAGCTTGACATCTTGAGTGTTTTGCGTTTCGGCTGATAGAATCTGCCCATGGCAAATCTTGCAGAGCTACAACAGAGGCGCGCGGCCTACGTGGCGGCAGAGCTGAAGGTTCTGGAAAGTGGAGAGGAATATGGCGTCTCCAGTGGGACTGATGGGGGAACAAACAGGCGGGCGAAGCTGGAAGCGATCAGGGCGGGAATCATGCAGCTAGACCGAGAGATTGAGCAGGCAGAGGCCAGGGCTTCTGGGTCCACACGGGTGCGCGTGGGCGTACCCGGCTGGTGATGGCAAAGAAGCGCCGCCGCCCCGAGCAGATCGCCCCGGCACAGCCCACGGCGTCACTTTCGCCCGCCATGGCCTTAGGGATCAGCGGCGGCAACCGGCCCGCCTTCGACCTGTGGCGGCCAGTGGTCAGCGATGCCAATGGGGCCGCAGAGTGTTCCCTGTTGGATCAGCGGGCAACAAGTCGCGAGCTGTCCCGAACCGATCCTGTAGCTTCTGCGGGAATCAACCGCTGGGCGGAATACGTTATTGGCCGTGGGCTGCGCATGCAGTCACAGGTCGACCTTGAAGAGCTGGGGATCAGCGAAGATGAGGCAAGGGACTGGCAGAACAAGGCTGAAAGGCGTTTTCGGATGTGGTCCGAAGATGTTCGGTCGTCAGTTGAGGGAGATAAAAACTTCTATCAATTACAAAGGATCGCGGCTTATTCCAGTAAGGATAGTGGTGATGTATTTGCAGTCCTGACAAGCAAGGATCGGCCTGGTTGGCCATTCAAGACCGCGATTCAGCTAATCGAAGCTGACAGAGTATCAAACGAAAATAATGGGGTAAACACAGCAGAACTGTTTGAAGGAATCCAAAGAAAGGCAGATGGAGAAATTCAATCGATTTGGGTTGCTAATCATCATCCATATGCCAATCATTTGCCGCCTAACAGAAAGTGGGAACAAATTCCATTGTGGACTAGATCAGGACGCAAAAATATCGTGCAATGGAAGAAAATGAACCGCCCCGGTCAATCACGGGGCATTCCACTGCCTAGCGTGATTACCGGCACAATTAAGCAGCTTGGACGCTATACGGATGCTGAGATTGATGGCGCGGTTATATCGGCGGTACAAGTTTTTATTGCTCAAATGAGCCCCGAGTCGTTTAATGATCTGTTTAACAACCCAGAGGAAAAAGCCAAATATCTAACACAGGCTTTTGAGGCAAGGCAAAACGGTAGCGCATTGTCTAGCGGCGGAATTATCAACACATTTCCCGGTGAAACTATTACTAATCCAACACCAGGCCGGCCTAATCCCAACGCCCCGCCATTTTTGGAAATGGTATTAGGAATTGCAGCCATGGGATTAAATATGTCCCCAGAAATTTTAATCGGTAAGTTCACAACTTCCTACACCGCTGCTCAAGCTGCTTTCAGTCAATGGTTTCAAACAGTCTTTATTGATCGAGATGATGCAATTGCTGATTTTTGCCAACCGATATACGAAACCTGGCTACATGATTGCGTTGTTGGTGGAATAATCCAGGCCCCCGGATTCCTGGCGGATGCCTTTGTCCGTGCGGCCTATTGCCGTTCGATATGGAAAGGAAGTGGAAAATTTGTGCTCAACCCACTGCAGGAGGCCAAGGCCGCCGAGCTGCGGGCTCAATTCCTCACAAGCGAGGCAGAGGAGGCCTCGGCCTATGACGGCGGAGATTACGAGACCCGGCACCGTCAGCGGGCCAGGGAGGCCAGCAACCGCCGGATTGACGATATGCCACCACTTGGCACCCAGGCGCTGCCAGAGGCGCCAGATCCGGCGAATGATCCAAGCAGCCCAGAGGATGATCCTGGTAGTGATCCTGCAGCCGCTAACATGGAGCCATGACGACGACAATCCTCGATCTAGTTTGCTCTCCCTGGGCTGTGCTCCCTGCGTGGGGAGACGAGATCTATGGCATCTACCAGCGATGGGCGAAGGGCGAGACCGTTGATATTGCGCAACTGGGGGCGCGGCGCGGTGCGCCCCTGCCAGGCCCTCAGCCGGGTGGATATGAGGTTCGCAATGGGGTGGCGGTCGTCAGGATGCAGGGCACGCTTGCTCAGCGCATAAACATCATGGCGGATGTCAGCGGCGGCACCTCCACCGAGCTGCTCGCCCGCGACATCACGCAGGCCACGGATGACCCTAAGGTCAAGGGCATCCTCCTGCTGGCGGACACGCCAGGCGGGATGGCGGCCGGTACTCCTGGCGCTGCTGAGGCGCTCTATCGGGCAAGGGGACGCAAGCCGACTGCGATGCTGGTGGATGAGCTGGCGGCAAGCGCCGGCTACTGGATTGGCTCTGCCGCCGACAGGATCTATCTGGGATCGCCCGTTTCCCAGGCTGGGTCAATTGGCGTGATTCGACGGCATGTTAGCCAGGCGCGAGCATTGGAGCAAGCCGGCATTGATGTTACGCATATCTATGCCGGAAGATATAAAGCCGTTGCCTCTGATGCAAAACAGCTAACCAAGGAAGACAAGGCGATATTGCAAGAGCAAGTAGATGCTATATATACTGTTTTCGTTAACGCTGTAGCCAAATATCGCGGGCAAAGTGTTGACCGCGTCTTGACGGATATGGCCGATGGAAGGGTGTTCATGGGCCAACAGGCTATTGATGCCGGCCTGGCGGATGGCTTCCACAACCTGGATGAGTTGATTGCTGAGATAGGAGACCGTGCGAAGTGGCGCCCTATAATCCCAGGAAAATCGGCCACAACCGGCCCTCCGGCTGCGGCCCATCTGCCCCCTCTCCGCTCATCCATGCAATCCCATAGTCTTGAGGTGGCCCAATGGGCCGCCGAAAATACGGACGCAGCCGACGCCCTACGGGCTGAAGGCGCCGCGTCCGAGCGCAAAAAATTCGAAGCCGAGCTTGAGGCCGCCAAGGCCGTCGCCCGATCCGAGGGTGCCGCCGCTGAAGCGAAGCGTGCTGCTGACGTTCGCGCTCAAGGCCTGCGCGGCCACGAGGCGCTGATTGAACAGCTCGCGTCCGATGGTCACACCACGGGCGCCGAAGCCGCTATGGCGGTGCTCGCTGCCGAGCGACAGCTTCAGCAGACTGCCGCATCCTCCATGGCGTCTGAGGTTCCCGCTCCTGTGGCGTTTGCGGCCACTGGTGGAGCCAGCGAGTCCAAGCCAACGCCTCAAACCATGGACGCTACCGCGATCACCCGCAAGGCGGCTGATCTGATGCGGGAAAGTCAAGCCATCGGTCGACCGTTGGCTCTTGAGGTTGCCACTGAACAGGCAATCGCAATTCTTTATCCCAACGCTATCTCCTAACATGGGACTTTCTTACACTTGGCAACCGGCGAGAAACTTCATCGCCGAAGCGCCCGTCTCCCAGTATCGCATCGTCAGGTTTGGTGCTTCTGATACGAAAGTCCTGCAGGCATCGGCGACCACCGTTGCGCTGATTGGTATTACAGACACTGCTCAGGATGAAGCCGGCAAGGGTGTTGACATCTGGCAGGTCGGAATCCATCCAGTTGAGTACGGCGGCACCGTCACTCGCGGTGCACTGCTGACCAGCGATTCAAGCGGCAGAGCGATTGCCGCGGCTCCGTCTGCCGGCACAAATGCCTACATCATTGGCCAGGCCCAAGAGTCTGGTGTCGTGGGGCAGATTGGCTCCTGTTTAATCCAGCCTGGAACCTTCCAGGGTTGACAATTCTCTATCCTTAAAGGAGGTTCCTTGCAATGGCAAGTTTCAACTTTGACTTTCCAGTAGACGCACGGCTGCAAGCCGTTGCAATGGGTTACAAATGGCCCGATGGCATTGCTGACCAAGCCCTGCCACGTGTTCCTGTTGACTCCATCGTTTTCGAATGGTGGGAGGCTGAGAGCGATGATCTCTTGCGGGTTTACAATACCCGTGTTGGTCGAAAGTCGGCTCCTAATGAAATTGACTACAAGATGACCAAAAAGACCGCAGCGGTCGAAGCCTACGGACTGGCTGCTGTGATCCCCAATCTTGATAGTGCTCCTGGCGTTGCTCCTTCCTGGTTTCAGCCACGGGCGGCCAAGATCAAAGCCATTATGAAGGGGGTTGAGATTGACCGGGAAAAGCGGTGCGCTGATCTGCTTTTTAATCCGGATACCTATCCTACCGGCAACAAAGAAACTCTGTCGGGTTCTGATCAATTCAGTGATCCGACGAGCGATCCGCTCAGGATTATTGAAGAGCGCATGCTTGACATGCCTATGCTCCCAAATACCCTTGTGTTTAACAATAGAGGGTGGAGGGAGTTTATCAATAATCCCAACGTGACCGCACAGCTGGTGCCGTCCACGTCGATCAACTCGCCAACAGTCAATGCCAGGGGCCCACAGGCCACCATGGAGGCTGTAAAGGACCGGCTAGGTGTTGCAAATATTTATATCGGCAAGAGCAAGGTCAACACGGCGGCTCCTGGTCTCACCGTTAGCCGGAGTGACATGTGGGGCAATCACCTGGCGATGTACCTTCTCGATCTTGATGCTCTGAGCCCAAGCCCAGAGTCGATCACCTTTGGATTCTCGCCCCAATACGGAACTCGCATTGCCGGCACAACTCCTGATGCCAAGATCGGCCTGCTTGGCGGTGAATATGTCAAGTCTGGGGAGTTTATTACTGAATTGATCTGTGCACCAGATCTTGGTTATTTGTTCACCAACATCATCGCCTGATCATGTCTTACATCGTCACCAAAAAGAGCCCCGTAAGGCACAATGGCACGGTCTACCGGGAGGGAGATTCCATCCCCTCCCTTTCCGAAGAACAGGCGGCTCCACTGTTGGAGCTTGGAGTGATCTCTGGGGCCCCTACAAGGGTTACCAAGAAGGATGCCTGATCTAGGTGACATTACGGCTGCGTATCTCAACGACTTCGGAGGCAAAACCTTCGTTGCCGGCGGGATAAGCGGCCTTGGTGTTCTTAGAGGGCAATCCACCTATGTTTCTGGCGGGGAAGAGTTATACTTTGAGCAAACAATCCTCGGAAGGTATTCAGAGCTTGGCGGCCTGAGTTATGGCGCCCAAATACTCTTTGATGGAGTGAACTACGAGGTGATACACGATCCCCTCCCCTCGTCAGACTCTAAGTTTTGCCGTGTTCCGGTCAAGCGCATTGACCCAGAGGAAGCCCGCGAGGTGATCATCTGGGGCGGCAGCGCAGAGCCGATCGAAGGGCCTATCTATTTCGGAGGTGGGGCATGACAGCGGAACCAGTGATCTACCTCGCTAGGCAACGGCAGAGATGCGACACAGCAGCTAATTGGGAAGAGGTTGATCCGGAACTGCCTCCTGGCGAGTTCGGTGTGCAGTTCGACCCGGAGACGCCTGAGGAGATCCAGATCAAGCTCGGCCAAGGCCTTCGCTGGAGCGAAACGCCCTTTTTCTCTGGTGATGGCGTCAGTGTGCCCACCAACCTGTCCTACAACCCTGCAACACTCCTCCTGGCGTCATCCACCGGCTCGGATGTCACCCTGCCACTGGTGGGCGAAGTGGTTGATGGTCAACCTGTGGCAGGCCTGCAGACCGCCGCCGAAGCCGCCCGCCTGGCAGAGACAGGCTCCCCAACATTCGCGGGCTTGACGGTCAGCGGCACGGCCTACATGTCCCATATCCATGGGGCATTGGCCGGCCTCCTCTACCATCACGTCCGCAACAACTCCGGGGCATCCTTGGCGGCCCTGACCCCTTACCGGATCGTGGACAACCAGGGTGATACAGACCGGGTGGTCATCATTGCTGCGAGGGCAGATACGGCCTCGGCGATGCCAGCGTCTGGAATCCTGACTTCTACCTTGGCGAACAATGGCGACGGCCATGGGGCGGTAATTGGTGACCTGCTGGGCGTGAACACCTCGGGTCGGACATCAGGCGAGCCGCTCTACGTCGGCCTGACTGGGGGACTGACGCCCACGCCCCCCTCGGAGAGGGCTCAGGTGGTGGCGATCGTGGGACGGGTTCACGCCACGACTGGTTCGATCATCGTTCAGATCGGCTCGGTGCGGCCCACGGCGGCTGAGGTTGGCGCCGATCCTGCAGGGACCGCATCAGGTGCGATCACCGCTCACCTGGCAGCGGCAACCCACCTGACCGCACAGCAGGCGGCGGATGCGGCGCCGGTGCAGTCGGTGGCCGGACGGGCTGGGAATATCAACCTGTCTGCGGTGGACATCTCGGGCCTGGGCACTGCGGCGACAACAGATGCCACGGCCTACGCCACGGCGGCGCAGGGTGCGCTAGCCGCCACCGCCGTGCAGCCTGCGGACCTGGCGACCTACCAGCCCCGAACGCTGGAGGTCGTCAATGTTGCTTATGCGGCAACGGTAAACATTGATTTTGCTTCGTATAATGGGAAATTGATTATAGTGGGCACGCTAACAGGAAACGTTGAATTTACCTTTAGCAATATAGCGACTGGCAGGAACTGTGCAATCGCTCTGACCGCTGATTCGTCGGCTAGAAATATAACCGTGCCCGCGTCTGCGCGATATTTTGCCAGCTCCAAGGTGGTGTCTGCGTCCAAGGCTGCACGTTTGTCTTTTGAATGTACAGGGACCACTGAGGCCTCTGTGCATATCGGCTTTGCGTTGCAACAGTGAGAAATTTCACCTTTCGAGACATTCCCTTTCTTGCTGTATCTCAATCCTACGATTCACGCGTAGCCGATTGGATTGCCCGCGTTGAAGGGGCAGACGGAGCAACGCTTCCCGCTGCCTACAAAGATGCTGTCAACACTTTAATCCTCACCCTTGATGCCCAGTTGTCGCCTAATGCTGGCGTGAGCAATCTTGCGGCGCTGAAGCAGTTAATCATTCCTGCGGGCCCGGCCACATTGGCAGGCTGCATGGTGCCATTCCTAAGCACCATGCCAGCGGTAACAGCGGTTGGCACAGCAGGGGGGTGGGACATTATCAGGACCCAGGGCTTGAGGGGGAATGGAACGAACAATTATATCAATCTTGGTCTTGGTGTATCTGCGGTAACTGTCACAAATCGATCCCATGGCGGATGGTTTGTCCTGGACAATACGGCGGGAACGCGAATAATGATCACCAACAGGGACGCGAATAATGCTGGATCGATCTACTTCGACCAACTGAATATAACTCAAGTCAGATCAATCAACCACGGGATATCCATCCTCGCGACAACACCAACTCCGTCAACCGGCCTGTATGGAAGTGTGCGATTGAGCACCTCACAGCAAATCCTCAAGATCCCTGGAAGTGCCGCGACGGCCTATGCTGATGCCTCGGCGGCAACTGATAGCAGCGCTGCAAACTATCAAGCACTTGCGTCCGGCTTTCGCAATGTTGCTTACTCAAGGCATCGCGGTGGATTGATTTACGTCGGCAATGCAGTGAATATGGATACCTTCAACACCGCAGCAACAACATTTATGTCCACCATTTCTGGCATATCTTTTTAACCATGGTCCGGCATTCTATGATGGTGACCTTGCCTCTGTGCTCCAGCCATGGCTGACATTTACCGTCTGCAGGCCGGCACTCCAGAGCGCTACAGCGTGGCGCGGTTCCGGTCCGACTACCCCTGGCTCTCGATCAGTGACCTCCCCCACGATGGGGAACTGGCAGCGTTCGCGGCCTGCGATCCGCCGATCCTGTTAATCCGCCCCCAGCCCACGCCTCCCCCGCCATGGAATCCCGCCACGCAGTCATTGGCGGAAGATCTGCCGATCCTGGTGGGGGAGGCGTGGCGCCAGGCCTGGCGGGTGGAGGATTTGCCGCCGCCGCCCCCCGCGCCCGATTTCGACGCCCTGCGGGCGGGGATCCTGACCGAAAACGGTTACCGGGCTGCATTGGGGGCGGCCCTGCAGGCAGATCCAATTGAGAGCCTGCCGATTGCATCCCGCCTGGACGACTGGGAGCAGTTCGGACGCTGGCAGCCATTCCTGTCGTCACTGATGATGGCCCTGCAGAACATCCACCCGGATGAGGCGGCCCATGTTGCCTGGGAGTTCCTGGCGCTGGCGAGCCGCTGTCACATGGATCAAACCTTCCTGGAAGCCCTGCAGGCGGAGTTACCCGATGGCGGGTAGAATCGGGCCAACTCTGGAGGATGGGTAGACGTGGCGCCGTCGCACGGGGGGGATTCTAATCAGGATCCGCGTGTAAATGACTTCCTTCGGTGGAGCGCGGCCCTGTCCACCCCAATCCTGTTGGGAGCGGCAACAATGCTAATTGCTCTACTGATTAATTTGAGGGATGCAACAAGAGACCTAAATACAAAAGTCACATTGATAGCGGAAAGCGACAGAAGACAAAACTTGCAGATTGAAAAACATAATGAAGCCGAACAAATGCAAAACCGAGAAATTGACAGGCTAAAAGATAGGGTAATGCAGCTGCAATCCATGTCAGGCCTCAGATGAGAATCGTAAACCAGGAAATACTCCTTGCCTGCGGCGCCCTCGCCATTGCCGCATTTCTTCCAACTCTGGATTGGTTGAGCTGCTGGCTGCATGGCGGCGGCAAGGGCTGTCACCCGCAGATGGCTGCGGCTATCACGGAATGGCGGAACATCTCAGGGTTCCTGGCTGGCCTGGCGATCACACCCATTACCCCTCGCAACCCACGATGACCGATAGCCTCCCCCTGCAGTATCTGGACGCCACCAGAACGTCCATTGAGAGTGCTCTGAGGGATGCCGGGCTGGTGGGCCCCACGCAGCCCTGTGCATACCTCGACAGGCTCCAGCCAGTAGGCGAGAACGAGCAGAAACCATTGGCGATCATTCGCCGAGGCCAGACTGACAACGCCCTCGACAGCTCGACCTGTGCCCTCGATCACACCATTCGCTTCCAAGTGTTGATCCACGTCAAGCGATCCAACCTGACCACGTCATTTTCGCGAATGGTGGATCCCGTGTGGCAGGTCGTTCATGCCGCCGTGATGGGCACCCTGAATTCGTTCCCATGGGTCCAGGATGTCATTCCTGTTGGAAACCAGCCCGAGCCTGCCGATCCAGAGGGCCAGAGCGTGCCGGGATTGATGGTGTTGTTCTACACTGTGCAGATGATGACCAATCGGTCAGACCTGGCCTCCCCTTCATGAGTCGCCTCCGCACGATTCGATCAACCAGGCCTGGCCGATACTGGCGGCTGCCTGATGGGAGCCTGAGCGACGCGCCCCCCGCGCCCCCCGCGCCGCCGGAGCCGCCGGAGCCGGCGGGCCCGCCGGTGGCACTGCTGGAGCAGGCGGCCGAGCCTGACCACGAACCTGACCCCCTCGATTCTGAGCCATGACCTCCGCACCTAAGGCCGGCAACCTGCTGTTTTCCCGGTTGTCAGTGGCTCCCCCCGGCACCCCTGGCACCTACGTGCCACTGCTGACGGTTGGAGATATAACGTGGAACTCCTACGAGGCGACCGCCGTTGAACGTTCCGTGGTGGGCATCATGGGCACTGAGCTGCCCGCCCTCCACGCTGAGCCCAGGACCACGGCCACGTTCAGCGTGGGACTGGCGGGATCCGGCACCCAGGGCACGCCTCCTGTGATGGGTTCCATCCTGCGAGCCTGCGCACTCAGCGAGGTGATCGATGAAGACACATCGGTTACCTACTCGCCAGTCAACCTACTGGACACTGACACCACAGATG